CTCTTCCCTGGAGAAGGGCATTGGTAGGGTGTCTGAGCGAATTGGACGGCTTCGTAATGCGCGTGTTCACACGATTTTTCTGTCGATGGAGCTGTTGTGGGCTGACCGACAAATTTCTCGAGTGTCCTGGAATTAGGATCGTACGTCAATACAAAAACGATGGAAAGGAGGAAGACAATCTTCCAAAACATTGTTTACTATTTAGTTAGAATATAAAAGACCACCCATACCGTTCTCGATGCGGAGGACGTTGTAGTTCACAGCGTAGATGTCGTCAGTGTTCACGGCCGTGTCGCTGATGACACGAGCGGAGTCAAGGCGCGAGAAGTTGAGGTTACCAGTGGGCTGGAGCTTACCAGTGTCGAGGCAGAAGGGGTAAGTGAACAGCTTGGCACCTGGGGTGCTGGAACCGTGGGAGGTGTGGTAGTAGAGGGGAACCGAAGTAAAGTTGGGGTTACCAAACTTGAAGTCGGCCACGTCAGTGCCGTTAATCTGCAGCTTCACCTTGTTGGTGTCCGTCACGATGTTCACAGCGGTGGTGTTCGCAGCCGCGAGGTACTTGACGGGGTGGTTGAAGTTGAGTTCCTGAATCTTGTTGCCCGAAGAAATCGCCTTCTGCACCTGAGTGATGAGCATGTTCTGGGGCTGGGACGCGAAGACCTCACGCTCCTGGGTATCGAGGTACGCGTAGTTGGCGTAGACCTCCCACTTGTAGGTGGAGGCACCCGAACCCCAAGTGATGCGAAGCTCCACATCGTGGTACTGAAGAGCAATGAGTGGGAGAGCAGTCTGCCAATTT